CCTTTATGTGAAAATCATGCCTAATAGCCAATTCGTTTTGTTACGTTTGACAAGGCTCTCACAAACCCAGACGATGGCGGAAGTGATCGGTTCTTAATAGTAATTTACTACCGTAAGAGTACATAATAACCAAAAGTACTCTTACAAAACATTTTTATGAATATAGAGGTTTAATAATATGGGTTCAATGTCAACAATGGCGCATATGACAGATGACCAAATGGCGTCACAATATGCAGTAATATTCCCAGAAGGAATTCCTGGTGGTGTTAATACTGATGCAGTAACATTTCGTATGGATCAGAGTTTTGATCCGCCTGAAGATAACGTAGCTACATATGAGATTATATATCGTGGTATGAAGATTCCTAAAACATCAATGACTCACGATATGACTAAAGAATATAATACAATGGTTCGTATTGACCAACAATGGAGAGTTCATGATGATCTTGTTGCTTGGTATAAACGTTGTTATGATCCAGTAAACGGAACTGCTCTTCCTGATGGGCAGGGTCTTACTCGTACAACTGTTCTTGTTCAAATGTATGATGGTCAGAATGTAGTTAAAAAGACTTATCGTTTCCGTGGTTCAAAGCTTAAAGGTTATAAAGTTGAAACACTTGATAACCAAAGTACTGATCCGCTACGTATGACTCTCAATTTTATCTTTACAGATATGATTACTGAGTAACTTTAATTTTTCTATAGAGGATGCAAGATATTACTCTAATTTTGCATCCTCTTATTTTTATCGTGAGGATTAAATGGCAGTAGAAGATTTAAGAGCACAGTTTGCAAAACCACTTACAGGAGCTACAGGAGCTGACCTTGCTATAAGAGCAAGTAAGACTGCTATGGATATTAGTCATGGTCTTGTAAATCAAGCTACTAAACTTTTACTTGAAGTTTTTAACCCTCAGAATAAAAATATATTTGAAATGATATTGACTCCAGAAACAATTGAAGGAGTTGACAAAAAAGTATCTATTTCACAAATAGCTCATGTAGCTGTTGACCCACTTATTACAAAAGTATGCCTACAGTCTATAGATATACCTATGATGTCTTTTGAAACTGAACGGGTTGGTAACGCTCAAATGATATCAGATGTTATATATCCTGAAGAAGTTACACTTACTTTTATTGAAAATGAATTAAGTACCGTAAGGATGTGGCTTGCTAATTGGCTAAAACAAATTGTATACGTAAGCAATGACCCTTCATATGGGATGATAGAAGGATTATCTTCAACTCCTCTAAGTAATACTCCAGGGTGGACTTTTTACGAAAATCAAAATTTTGCAAAAAAGAAAGCTATTATTATACCGTTAATGACTACAGGGTTACCATCACTTGTTTGGTATGAATTAAGAGGCTTAAGAATTAAGTCAATTGAAAATATAACCTTTGATCAAAAAGAATCTGATCCTATGTATATAACAGTTATATGCTCGGTGGACAATTGTTGGATGAAAAGTCCAGTATAACGAGGTAATACTAATGAATTAAAATAGGAGGAAACTATTCATGTCTGAAGATTTAATACTTACACCTGATGAAGTTGCTAAACGTAGAGCACGTAAAAAAGTAGAGGAAGTTAAGAAACCTGTAAATGAAAATAAATTTTACAATAAAGCTGGCGGTATCTTTATTCAATATGAGAGTAAAGGGCGTTTTGATACAAAAACAGAATTAGGCTTTAAAGACTTTACTGGTGCTGATGTTAATGATATTATATTCTCACGTAAAGAAGACTTGCTTGAAAATGTAATTACGATGCTTAACAAGAATATGATTCAACAAGAAGAAATGTCTGATGTCGGTGATATGACGATGGAAGAGTTTCTTGAAACAATCATTGCTATAAAGAAACAATTCAATACCCATTTGCATAAACATTTATGGATGTGTAGTTGTCAAAGTTCAAGACCTCAAGAAGATCAGCAAATAAGTGAGACAGAGATAAACCTTAATACGATTAACTATCAATCAATAGAAGAAGCTGATGCTGAATTTCGTAAGGCATATAAAGAAGATATCGATAACCTTAGTGATAGTGAATGGGTATCGTTTGTTGGTACATACTATAAAGGACAGAAAGATGCATCTGTATGGACTAAGGATGATGAAGTAAATAAGATTCAGATTAAAGAACCTATTCGTATACATGATGATGCTGGTAATGTTTATGACTTCAAATTAACCCGAATGAAAGATGTCATACATGCTCAGAAGCTTGCTAATAAAAAGTATTCAAGTAGAATAACAGCAGTTCATAATCGTAAAGAGCATGGAGTTGCTTTAGCTGATTTGAAAGAGAAGAAACAAAAAGAAGTACAACAATTAGAATACGAACGTGACAAGGCTATAATGCTTTATGGTAAAGCTATGAGTCTTGTTAAGATGAATGGTAGAGAACTATCTGATTCTGAGAAAATAGAAACATACTCTAATTTTCCAAGATCATTGTTACTTGACTATATGACATTTATAGATAAAATTAGATTTGGCGTTAATGATACCGTAGAGCTTTCTTGTCCTGTATGTGGCAAGGTAAGCAAGGAGTCTCTTCGACAAGAATTTGATATTATCCAGTTATTACCTTTCGACGCTGATTCCAGTGGAAAGCGTGGAAAGCTTTCAAGACTTAATTTTTCTTTTGGAGATTAAATTAAAACAACAAGAAGATGTTCTTATGAATCTAAGTTATTGTACTCTTAAAAAAAGATATAAGCAACTTATAAATTGGTTTGAAGAACAAGAGCGAGAGATGAGCAAATCTATGAAGAAGAAATAAGAGAAAGAGCTGAAAGGCTCTTTTTCTTTTGTTGATTACTAATATAACATTGAAGGTACTTATTCATGGCACTTAATGTTCCAAGAGCAGATAGTTTTAGAACTGATAACGGTAAACTTCCTCAAGAAGCAATCGATGCTTTATCTCGTATGGATGAATCTGCATTAGAAAGTCTTAAATTATCAAAAGATGAAATGAAAATAGTCTCTGCTGAAAAGAAGCGCAGAGATGCTAACGATAAAGCGGAAAAAAGATTTATACAGAACTGGCTTCAATATAAGAAAGCAATGTTTCTTACCAACAATCCTAAGATGGCAAAGATAGCAAATAAAACTACGGAGCTATGGGGTAAATTTGGTAAGCCTTTCTTTAAGGGTATGACTAATTTTTTCAAGAATATGTCTTTAAGTAAAGCTACAGGAATACTTGGTTTCTTGCTTGGCTTGTTTATTATGATTAAACTTGGGTTACTCGATACTCTTATACCCGCGGCTCTTGCCTTACTTGGTACATTGATAGCAGGATTGATTAGAGCTTTACCTGTAATTATTAAAGCGTTATCTAAAATATTATTTGAAGTTATCCCTGGTGTTCTTAAACAAATATTTAATGCAATACTCGATGTGTTGGAAGTACCGGCTGATTCTCCTTTAAGAGCAATCGCAGACTTTCTTGCTGATATAGCTCCTTATGTGATTATACTTGTTGCAGTAGGATACGGGATCGTACAGGTTATATCGGCTATAAATGCAGTTATGGCTGTAATGGCTGTATTATCTGGACCTGTTGGTCTTGTTGTTTTAGCTATAGGGATACTCATAGTTTATTTAATGTTGTTATGGAAATATTCTGATAAAATAGTAGCATTCTTTGAAGGCTTATGGGAAAAATTTAAGAAGCTCGGTATTATAGGTAAGATTATAACAGCAATTTTAGCTGTTGTTCTTGTAGGTATATTTCCTGTTATACCGATAATATACGGACTTGCTAAGTTATTTCAAAGCTTCAAAAAAATTGGAGTAGTTGAAACCTTTAAGCTTATATGGAAAACTATAACAGACTTTATAAAGAATCTGTATACTACAGTCGCTGACTTTTTTGTTATGATTGTAACTACTATTAAAAAAGCTTTTATTACCGCAATGAAATTCTTAGGAAAATTGATAAAGAAATGGTTCTTTATTGCTTTTATAAACCCAGTCAACACTGTTATAAAAATATTTAAAAGATTTAAAGACGCTATTATGGGTATTGTGAATGTTCTATCTGATTTATTTTCGGGTAAGATAGGCATGAAAGACGCTATGAAAAAAGTTGGTGGTATCATTCTTGATTTAGCTACTGGTTTAGCTAAAGAAATTGGTTCTGCTGTTGGCAAAGTTTTTGATACTCTTGGTGGACCATTTTCTAAATTGAAAGATATGTTTTTGAATATGTTCTCTGGAATACAAATGAAATTAGCGAGTAATCCTGTAACAAGAAGATTGTTTAATCTTGACACTTATGGTGAAGAGAAAGACGCAACTACATACCGTAAATTATCTGGAGCTACTTCTGATTTAAAAGAAAGTAAAGGTAGAATTTCTGAATTGATAAGAAAAGGTGGTGCTGGTAGTACTCCTGCTGAAGTAGCTTACAAAGATGCTGTACTTAAACAACTTGGTGAAAGAAGTGCTACTGAAAAAAACGTGCCTAAAGCAATCGAAGAATTAGTGAAAGCTATGAAAGAAGGTAAGAAGGATACAGCAGCAACACAAGCAATTAGAACATTTGCACTTAACGACAGAGGTCCAAAATAAATGGCAAATTCAATACATATAGAAATACAAGGACCCAAGGAAAAACAGTATTTCACAGCAGTCTTACAAGAAAATCCTACTATGGAAGTAGGTTCTGAATTTTCATCATTTGCTGAACTTGCTCCAGAATTCGCTAATTTAGCAACTGTTGTAACAGCAGGGTTCTCTTCAATGGGGGGATCAATTGGAAAAGGTATGCTTAGTTTAGGAGCTAAATTAGACATACCTCGATGGACTAAAACTAATCCTATAAAATTTAATACCACACTAACTTTTTATTGTAAGTCCAGTGCATACGATGATGTATGGTTGCCAACTAATTTATTGCTTAGTTGTGCAATACTTTCTTACGATGAAAGTACTGGGCAATATTTAACTCCTGGTTCAAATTTAGCAAATATGGGTTCTCTTGGTAAAAACGGTGAAAAATTAAATGCATTAGAGCAGGAAGCGTTAATACAGAGTAACAGAAAATTAAATGATGATCTACAGGGATCGATGAAACCACCTTCAGCGGGGAATTGGAAGACATTAAGTAAAATATGTTCGTTTTGGATTCCTGGTGTTGTATACGTACCAATGGGAGTTATTAGAGCCGCTCAACCTACTTATTCAAAACAATGTACGAAAGAAGGTTATCCTTTATGGTCTAAATTAGAGGTAGCATTAGAGGGGCTTTATCCTGCGATGGACTTTAATCTCAATGCAAGTAGAGCTTTATTGAATGACGTATCACAAGATACCACTGGAAGGACGGCATTTTAAATATGAAAGAAAAAGTATATAAAATATTAGAAACAAGCGATGATGTAGACATCTTCGATAGTCAAACAGTAGACTGGTCGAAATTTGAATTCACTAATGGTTATACTAAACATAATGTAACCACTACTGAGATATTGAGGTTCTATCTTGTGTCATCGGCATATTATGGTAATGTTGATTATGAAGATATTTTGTTATTGATAAATAATATTACTGATCCATTTGAGATGGCGGCTGGTTCTGAAATTAAGATACCGAAAATCCAAGATTTAAAAACATTCATCTATCAGAATAGGAGTTGATTAAATGGAATTTCATTATGCAACCGTAGTAGAAAATGTTGATCCTGACAAGCTGGGAAGAGTCCAAATAAAAATAAAATATCTTCACGATGCTTGTGATGATGCGTTACTACCGTGGGCTAAACAATTCTCTTTGACTACAGGTGGTTCTGCTACTTATGGAAGTTCTTCTATACCTGAAGTTGACTCACTCGTTTGGGTATGGTTTCCTGATGAAGCTGATTTAAAGAAGCCTTATTACATTGCTGATATTCAATTGAAAGGAATGTCTCCTCATATGTTGTTTGAGGATAATGTTAAATCAAAAATAACTGGTTTTGCTTCTGCTTATCCTGACGTTAAGTTTCAATATCTAAAAAATGGTATATGTTTTGGTGCTACATCTGGTGATAATCCTGAATACTTTATTGTTCATCCTACAGGTGCTGTTATTTATATTAACAAAGATGGTGATATAGATATTAAGGATAAGAATGCTAATGAAGTTAAGATGACTACTACTGGAATAAATATAAAAGATAAAAATTCTAATGAAATAAACATGATAGCAAGTGGTGTTGAGATAAACGGTAACACTAAAACGTTTGTTACAGGTATTGAGATGAACGCCGCTATGACAAGTCTTAATGGACAATTAACAACTTATTTTACAGCTTTGTACGCTTTATTGGGTACTCCTTTTCCAGGAATTGTTTTCGATATGTCAGCTGCTCAAACAGTAAAGTTAAAAACAGGTGCATAGTATTACTAATATAATGAAAGGTGAATGTTAATGCCTCAGAATATAGATGCTGACATATATGGAGCACAAAACGCCGATGGTACTGCGGTAGAGTACTCAGGTTCTGGTGCGACTAAACAAGCTCTTTATCTTTGGATGACTTCAAAGAAAGGAGAGTTTGTACGTAACCCCGGTGCTGGTGGCATGTTTGACAATATTCTTTTTAAGAGCATGAGAACTAACAACATGCAACAATTAGAATTTTCAATAAAGAATAGTTTTTCAAACGACTTCTACCCTGCTGTTACTCTTAACGCTATCACTGTTACCCCTGATTATAATAATAGAATAATGTCGATTGATATAAGCTATTATGACGTTGATAATCAAACCGCTGATACTGTTTCTATATATACGAATATTGATTATGCTACTAAATCGTATGATTATCAGATTGTGGATTATGAGGATGAGAATCTTAGAAACTTTTGCCTTATTAAAAAATCTGATATTCCTAATGAACGTCTTATATTTAATTCAGAAACAAATATATGGACATGGCAGAAGTATCAGTTAACTGGATTAGCTATAACGAGTGTTTACTTTGAAGATATTCTACAAATTTGTAATGGAAGTTAAGAGGCTTATATGATATTCACTTTTTCCGGTGTCGTAACAGAAATGCAAAACCGTCTGTCTTTGCTTTCTAATTGGAATACTACTTTATATTATGGGGTATATCAAAGAATTATCGACACAGTTAGTTATGTAGCAGAGAAGATTATTCATGTTGCAGAAGTATATTATCGTGAATCAAATTGGTCTACTGCTCAAATATTAAAATCAATATCTACTAAGGCTTGGATATTTGGATATACTCCAAGTAGAAAAGTTGGCGCATCGGGTAATAACGTTCTCTCTGCTGATCCTACATTCAGTTCATCTTATGTTTATTCAGGTAGTACAGTAGTTATTCCTAAATGGACTACAATAACTAATCAGGCTAAATCATCCACTGTATATGTTGATACTGCTACTTCTTATTATACCACTATTTCAGGTACATTAGCTTTGAATGTTAAAGAAGGAACTCCTAAACAGTATACATACACTGCTAATGGTACAGCCAACGAAATTATTTCATTATTTTCAGATTCAATTGATAATGACACTATTGATATTTATATTGTAGATAGTTTGGGTGTGGTATTAAATACTGTTATTATAGTTGATAATATGTATTTTGTTAATGACCTTGTAAATTATAACTGTGAAGTAAATTCGTCAAATGATTTTCAATCAGTTGAGATAAAGTTCGGTGATGGTCTTACAAGTAGAAAATTATCAGCCGGTGAATATGTTCTTATAAAGTATGCTGAGACAAAAGGCTCTTCAGGTGATATTCTATCTACGGGTATTCTTACGACTATACAAGATACATTGTACGACAATACTGGTAGTGTTGCTACTTTATATACCACAAATAATGAAGCAATAGCAAATGGTACTGACATAGAAGATATTGAGTCTATACGTTATAATGCTCCTCATCTTTTTCAATCAGGGTATCGTTGTGGTAATAACGCAGACTGGGTAGCAATACTTGAAGATTATCCAACTATTTATAAAGCTATTACTTGGACTGAAGAAGATTTAGGTAATTCAACTTTAGGTTATGAACAGAATAGAGTTTATGGTACTGCTATTACAAACACAGGTGAAGCTCTTACTACTTTGCAAGAGAATGATATTCTTGTTAATTATATTAAACCTGCTAAGTCACCTACTGAAATGTTTATTTGGGAGCCGCTTGAAGTTGCTTTTTTATCTGCAAAAATAACTGCTATTATTGCTAATGGTACTACTTCTGCTGTAAGACAAGAGATATTAGACACTCTTCAAGCGAATTATGGTATTTTAAATATAGACTTTTCTCCTGATTTTTATGAATCAAATGTTATAGCTATTATTGATAATCTTGATAAAGTTATAAGACATACAACTCAGATATTTACAATGGAAAATACCTGGCAAGCTGGTGTAGCTAATAAACAAATACTTGTTAGCAAAACTTCAGCAGAAGAATCTTTACCTGAAAATCAAATATATTTAACTAATAGTTCTCTTGAGATATGGATTAGAAGAAAAATATCAAATGTTTGGAGTGATCCTCTAAAAATAGGTCATGCTTCTGGTGCAAGTATAATTAATGATAGTTCATATTCTATAGCAGGAGGTACTATTAATTATGCTCTAAATTCTGTTTCATATAACATAAATGAAATATTAAATAATCCAAGTACTTATGGAGTTTTTCATCCTACAGATACAGATCCTCTTGGTTATGAAATAAACATTTTATATCAAACAGAAGATGGTGATGGTGAACAACTTAATTCATTAAGAACATCACAATTTTATCAGATATCTGATGTAGATGATAATTTTATATTTACTACTTTAACTTACTAAGAAGGTAATAATGTCAGTTTCATATAAAAAACTTTTACCCAAAGTAATGCAAACTACACGATGGGGAGATCTCATCGATGTAGTTCAATCTATCTGGGTAGATATTAAAACTGAAAAAATTGATAAGATAATAGATCAGTATGATTTTAATAAAATGGATGAAACTGATGTTATAAATCTTTGTCAAGAACTTGGATATCCAATTAAATATTTTACAGGATATACTTCAGAACTATATTATTTTAAAAGACAAGCAGAAACGATAAGTCTCAGAATAAAAAGTAGAAATTCTCGCTCATCCTATTGGTATACCAATTATGTTTATAATTTATATGGTGATGTTTTTCCATTAATTTCTGATTCCGCTTTTAAAATGTTACCTATTCTTGATTGGTGGACTCTTACTTCTGAAGCTATAATAAATATTGATACTCTTGATCCTGAATCACCAAATATTTTGTATTATCTTGCTACTCTTTCTGATAATAATAGTCTTGCTGATTTTGGAACTTTTGCAGATACCTATATTGAAATATCCGCTAATCCAAGAAATACAGGTATTGTTGCTCAATATTTAGATGATTCTCTACTTCCTAATTTGGATGGAACAACTTCATCTACAAGACATCTTTTATTATCTTATTCATTTCTCACTATAGAAAATACTTCTGAGTTTTTATCACTTGAAACTTTACAAGCTCTTTATAATGACAATAGAATAAACAAAAAACAAGTTGAAATACTCTATTATGAGCCTAAACTAAAAATAAATATTAAAATGGATCAATCTGTTGTAACTGATACTTTTAAAAATTACAATGAAACTCTTACAGCTACTCAGAAAAATATTTATATAACAGGTACAAGATATACAGCATATAGAGTACGCTTTGGTAATAGTGCCCACTCAGTCATTGATACTTCTATTACAGATGTTGCTTCTTATATAGCAGGAAGTGAGTTGCTTATTACAATAGATTGTTCAATGGCTGTTGATACTACGTTACAATTTGAATTTAGAAGAATAATTACCGAGAAATGTAAATTATGGAACTTTAGTGAACTTTCTGTTATAAATAATACTGGTGACTGTATGCTTTATTCTTGCTTTCCAATGATTAATTTTTATAAAGAGATGAATGCAAATATTTGTGTACAAGTAAATATTATTCCTTAATACTACTAATAGAATGAAAAGAGGAGAATTATTTTATGTCAATAATAAATGTTGGTCAACAAACTATCGGGTGGGATTTTAAGCATCAACTTAAAGGCAGTAAGTTTAATACAATATTAAAAGGGCTTATTAAACCGGGTATTTATTCTGGTGGTGCTTTATCTATCGATACTGGTAACGAAATAGAAATAGCACCTTTCAAAGCTGCTTTTACAACTGATACAGATAAAATTGTAATGATAGATACTGCATCTGTAGTTCCTCTTACTCTTTCGGAAACAAATTGTTTAGTTTATGCAACATATTCATGGCAAGATGTTGTAGAAAATTGGCTTGATTTTGCAGTAAGAGATCCTCTTGGTGCTCCTGTTCTTAATGAAATTGTTTTCGGTGTTGGTATTTATGTTGGAGGAGTTCTCACTTCTTTTGATTATACTTTAAAAACAAGAGGAGAAGATTTAGAAAGAATAAATCAATTAAATAGTAAAGCTACAATTTCTTCTACTGATATTTTTCCTATACAAGATTCTTCTGGTGATGCTTGGTATACTACATGGATTAATACTTTAGCATCTATCAAAACATCAATTGTAGATTTATTCTTAACTGCTTCTCCTGCTGCTGATATAACAGCTTCAGGAACAAAAATAGACTTTATAGCTGGTGCTTCTTTTACTTTTGGTCAAGTTGGTAAGCAAAATTCAAATGGAAAAATAACTCTAGCTCAAGGTAATCTTTATGCTAATACTCCTGCAATTTGTATGGCATTAGAATCTGGAGTAGATACAGAGTCAATTAGCTTTCTATTGAATGGAATAGTAAGAAATGATGCCTGGAATTGGACAGTAGGAGGATATATTTATCTTTCAACTTCAACAGCAGGTGCTATGACTCAAACATTACCTTCAACTATTGGTAATCAAGTACAACTTTTAGGTATAGCTACTCATGCTGATAGAATGTTGTTTAATCCTCAAATAATAGTTATTGAGGTTTAACTTTTATGGGTTCTCATCAAATAGTTCTTAATATGGTTGGTCAAACACAAGCTTTAGACACTTGGATAGTCCCTGCTTATGTAAATACTATATATGTTACTATGTGGTGTAGCGGCAGTGGTGCTTATCCAAGACAGAGTTATTCTGTTCCTCAAACAGGTGGTGGTGGTTCTGGTTTTATAGGGGGTGAACCTATACCTGTTACTCCTGGCAACACTATTCTTGCTATTTTAGACAAAGAATATGATTTTGGAAATGATATTGCTCGTGTAATGACTACTATTGTTAATACTACTACAACTTATGGTTTTTTTGTTACAAGTAATGGTTCAAGTTTACTAAACCTTTGTGACGGCGGTGATGCGGGTATACTTGGATATGATACTATGGCTTCTGGTGGTGCTGGTTCATTTGGTGGATCATCTGCTGGAGATGGAGGTGTAAATGGAAATTTTTATGGGGGTGGCGGAGGTGGTCCTTATGATGGTAGTGAATCTGGAGGATCATCTGGCGCAGATATAGGTGGGGTATGTGGTGGTGCTGGTTATGGGGGAGGGGGTGGTGCATCCCTTATAAATGGCGCAGATGGGGGTGCTCCTGGTGAAAACGGAGACGATGCTAATGCAGGTGGTGGTGCTGGCGGTGGTGGAGATTTAGGGGGTTTTGGTGGTAGAGGAATTGAATTTGATGATATAGGTAATGTTCAATATGCAAGTGCTGTTATTGATATAACTTGGGTAGATGGATGGGAGCATAAGATTATAAGTGTACTCGCTGCAAAAATTGCTGGTATTACTAAAGAAAGCATAACTAAAGTTGCTGGAGTTTCTATATGAATCGTATTTATGATTTTATAGATTTAAATATTAATTTAATACCTAATAAGAAAATAATTGTTGTTGGCAATTTTGCTATGGTATTAAATAAACATATAATAAAAGAAACAGATGTAGATTTCTTTTTTGATACTGACGTTATATCTTTTAAATCAACTGATTCTAAAATATGCAGACTTTTTAATACAAGGACAATCTTTTCAACTGATTATCTTGATAGAGCTACTAGAATTGAAGTTTATCATAATATAGAAATATTTGCAGTTTCAGTAGAAGATGTTATTATTAATAAAATTTCAGGATACGACAGAATAAAGCATTTCGATGATATAAAAAATTATTTAAAGTTAACTAATCTAACAAAAGTTAAATTAGTTTTAGAAAATGCTGAAAAACGGAATTATGGTGTTTATGAAGAAAAATTTCGTTCTTTAATAAGTAAATTTAAAAAAGATTATAAGATTTTGTAAAAGGAGAGTAAAACATATATGAGCGCAACAAATTTAGGAAATCAATCAATACGTTTAGGTTATCAATTTCCAGTAACAGGACAAGAGTTTGGTAAAGCAAATAATGCTATTACGAAACCAGGTATCTATGCTGGTGGTGCTTTAGGACTTGTATCAGTACGAGATATTACTATTGCTCCTTTTGATATTATAGTAAAAACTCCTACAGGTGAAAATGTTCATATAAACACAGCTTCAACTGTACCTCTCAATGTACCTGAAATTACTCCATATGTAACTTGTAATTATGACTGGTTGCAATCAGTTGGAAATTATCTTAATTTTGTAGCTAAAGCTCTTGTTGATATTACGACTACTGATATTGTTTTTGGAATGTGCACTTATGATGGAAGTCATGAGGTTAATGGTTTTGATTACACTTCTAAAACTCTTGGATTATTTAATGATAACACTTCAAATCTTTTTTGTGAAAATATTTCAACAGATAGCATAATATCAAGTGGCGGCATTGTTGGTTCATCTTATACAATTAATGATGGAACTTATATAAGCGCAACTGCTTTTGAATCAACTTCTTATCAAAAAGGTTTTCAACTCTTTCATGGTTATCAGTCAACAACTGTTCTTACACAAATGTGTTTACCTAATGGAAAAATATGGGTACAGAAAGGAGAAATATACGTTGATGGTATTATTGTTAGAATGGCTGCTGACTATGAAATAGTTGGTTCAAGTTTACCTTCTGGTAGTTGGCATCTTGTTTATGTTGACAAAGCAGGTGTTATTACTACACAAGTATGCTCTCTTACAGGTTATAACGATTATACTTCTGAGCCTATTCTTGATATAGAAACTCTTACTGTTGAAACTCCTTATAAAAATGTTCGTTATAAAGCAAGTGATTCTACTAAGCGTTATCTTGGTGCTATTTTTTCTTATGTTACTCCTGCTACTTATGTATCAGGTTCTTACACAAAAGGACAAGTCGTAACGTATAATAACGGTTCTGTAACAAAAGTTTATCAGTGTTATCTTGATTGTATAGCAGGTCAATCTCCTACTCCATCACCTGCTGTAAATGCTTGGTGGATTGATATGGGTATTCCTGCTATACAATGGGGTGCTCATGTATATAATTATAAAACTATTTTTTATGGAACAGGTGCTTTAGGTAGTTTTACTTTTGGTGCTGCTGACTTTTTAGAACCAGGTTATGACTATGCTGATGGTAATAGAAGAAATTATCATGAATATCATTTTGAATCTTTTACTATACCTCCTGCTGGTGTAGTTTATTTTGGTAACTTTGGTTCATCTGGTTCTCTAACTTCTACTTCTGATTATCGTGGTGCTCTTGTTGTTAAGAGTAAAAAAGGTACTTTTGGTGGTAGTGCTTCTCGTTTTGATTCTACTGGTAGAGGATTAAGAGGTGGAGATGGTGGTGCGGGTGGAGTTGCTGGGACTGGTACCAATAGAAATACGGGTGGTGCAGGTGGTAAAGGAGGAGATTCTGGATATTCTATAAAATTATATTGTAGGAATATTATTAGTTCTGAAAATACTACGACAAATATCTTAATTAAGACACCACCAATTAGCGGTAGTGACGGTGGTATACAGACTACTATAACAGGTTCTTTTTTTGGAGGATATGGTGGTGGTGGTGGAAGTTCTATATCGGGATTTCAACAAATATTTTTATCAAAGAAGAAGAAATTATTTTTTAATTTTCCTGAAGATATCTCAAAAATAGTAGGTCTTCAATATCTTGGTGGTGTGGGAGGTACTGGTGCTGCTTCTGGTTATGGTGGTGGTGTTCTTCCTTTTGTTTTAGCAGGGGTAGGTGTTACTGGTTATTATGGTGGAGGCTTTGGGGGTAGTGTATCAGCAGTAGCAAAAGGAGGAAATTCACTTACTTCTTGGGCAGTTGGGGGTGGTGGTGCACCAACTCCTACTAGTCATGGTGGTGGTGGCGGATTTGCTGGCGGTGGTGGTGGAGCAGGTGTACTAATTAATGGCGGGAATGGGGGTAATTTAGGAGTTGGTGGCGGTGGCGGATTATTAAATACTTTTGGAAATGCAAGTGGAGGTGGAGGTGGTGGATTAGGTGCTGGTGGTGGTGGGGGCGGCGGCGTAGGAACTACAGGAGCACCCGGTAACGGTCAAGCAGGTTCAGCACCTACAATATCACATCTTTTACTATTGGAACCTTCATTTATGGTTGAAACAGGGGATGTAGACTAATATGATAAATTTAACAGCATCAGCAAGAACAGGTGAGGCTATCTTCAATTGTTCAGCTCACGAAAATATTTTGTCACTTTCAGTTTGTGGTAAATCATTTTATATAGATTTTTCACAACTAACTTATAACAACAAGTTTGTATTAACAGATACTACTCTTGCTTATAATCCTATACAGTCAGCAGTGTTTAATGAAGAAACAAATCAAATTGATATTTCTTGTTTCTTCGATGATGCTTATACTAATGAAAACCCTTCACCTGAGTATGCACATCTAACTGATACTTATAGTTTTGTTTCTACTCTATCTGAATATAAAGAAAGGAAAATTGAAGAAGTAAGTGATATTACAAAGGCTAATATCTATAAAGCATATTCTCCTGAAGCACAAATGGATGCTCAATCAGATTATAATTATGCTCTTTCTGTTTTAGCTTTTGATCTAAAAAATACACAAGATTATTTTATGGGTATTATTGTTACATGGATAGTTACTTCAGGTAATTCTGAATTATTTCTTAAACGTAATTATAAGACAATGAATCTTGATGATTTATATGTTCTTTGTGGTGTAATAAAAGATAATCATAAAACATATGTTAAAAAGTGTATTTTAGGTATTGTCACCTATAGACTTATTCGTTTTGGTAGAGAATGGTATGCAGCAAAAGCTAATGATATACAAATTGCTAAAACAAGAAATGCAGTTGATAATGTGATTTTAACAGATTTTCCTGAGATAGCGTAACGAGGAGTTATGAAAGAATTTTTAATAAAAGTTTGGAATGTTTTTATAGGTATTCTCTTAACACCTTTTTATATAGCTATTTTTATTATTGAACTTGCTTTAGTGCTTATAGGTATTTTTCTTGTATGCATTGGCAAGTTTTCAATTAACAGTACTTTTATTCAAAAATATACATATGCTCAACTTGTATCTGTAGATCAATCTATCAACGCTATTATGGCTGGTGATATTGATGAAACTATTTCAAGTAGAGCAGGTAGAGCATATCCTAATACTTGGTGGTCTAATTTGATTGATTGGTTATTCTTTTGGCAAACTAATCATTGTCATAAATCAATAGAACCATGGGAAGGTAAGAATGATTTGTTATTTCCTCGCACAGATTTTCCAACTAAAAAGGAAGGTAAATAAAATGAATACACAAATATTTCGTAAAACGTTTTCAAACAAATCAGTTATCAGTAAGTTCTCAATCAATGGAGTTTACGCCTGTCTTACTCTTGAAGATAAAGATAGAAGCAATGAAGCTACAAAAGTAAAAGGATCGACCTGTATTCCTTACGGCAAATATGTTATAACCCTTCGTAAAGATGGTACTATTTGGGCTGACTATTGTAAACGTTTCAAAGATATTGGACAAGAACGTGGAATGCTTTTAGTTAGCAATGCTCCTGGTTCAACTAATCCTATTTGGTATGACTCTCCTGGTGTAAATAAAAATCAGTTCGTCATGTTGCATATTGGAAATAATGATATTGATACTCTTGGTTGTCCTCTTGTTGGAACTACTGAAGGTAAAGATGCTATATATGAGTCAACAGCAGCTTATAAAAAGATTTATCCTATTATTGCTTCAGCTCTTGAAAAAGGTGAAGTAGTTACTTTAGAGATTGTTAAATAAATAAAAAGTGTGGTCATAGCAATGTCGTGGAAAGAAAGAAAGGAATCTGTTCAAATTTTATGTTTGCTTTACTGGAGCATTTTAGTAACTCTCCCGTTGAAGCTGCGGAGGCGATTTGCACTTGTCTTGGTAAATCCATCGATTATTTATTCCCGAAAGAGTCTAATCATAAAACGTTACGCAATGAGTGGTCAATGGTTTTCATAACCACTTTGATATATCATCTTGAAATGCAATTAGGGGAATTGAAAAATGGCAATGACTAAAGAACTGGCTGAAGAGATAAGAAAAACATTAAATGATTCTGATGTAGATATAAAACCTGTTGACTACGTAAAGGTAGCACCAAACAAAGGTGAAGTGCATACAGAAGATGCTGACACCGCTACTACTATTAAGTGGGGTGTTAAACCTAAAGTTAATTTTGGTAAAGCTCTTGCTGGTGACATTCAAGGTGCTGTTGGTAATACTTCTTTACAGCTTGAGTTTGGTAGAGAATATAAGGATCAAGACGTTGAGGTTTGGATTAAAGTAGGTGGAAATCTCAATAATGTTTTGAGTAGTCCTGCTGGTACTAAGAATTTCTCAGCATCGTTTGTAGCAACAAAGAGGTTCTAATTGTTAGGAAAATATCAATATCTTTTAGAGTCTTCTCCTAAAGGGATTAGAGTAGATCAAGATAAGAGTCCTCGTATGGTACGTAGAATTCTGTTTGAAGATTCCCTATTGAAATTTTTTCCTTATAGTGAACTATATATTAAAGATGACGCATCTATAATTTCTGATTACTTTCATTTTGTAGAGGGATTACAATTAAAAGCTTCTCTTGGTAACCAAGAAGAAGGTTATATGGGTCAAGATTATTGTTGGTCTGAGGGTCAAATAAACAACGTTAGATTCTCTAATCACATTGCAGGTGATCAGATATTTTTGATGCTTGCTTTTCCTTATATGAATAACTATCCTGATACTAAGGCATACAAAGGTGAAATATCTGATATTGTTACTACTATTGCTAAAGACGTTCTTAAGATAGCATCGACAAATGTTGATAGAATAATAGATGGTAAAAAAATATCTGAACCTACTTTCCATATATCTCCTACAATAAATGGTAAGGATGAAATATGGTATCAAGGTAAGAGAAATCAACGAGAATTTATTGAATATCTTTCTACAAGAGCCCTAACTAAAAGCAGTAATTCTATAAGTCCTTATGTTACATTTATAAATTCAAATGGTGAATTTTATTTCTCTACATTAGATGAACTCTACAAGCAATCACCTGTTAAGAAATTCAAAATAGAAATGAATTCAGATATGTCTACAACTGCTGGCTTTGTAAAGAACTATGATATAATGAATGGTGGTTTACTTTGTAATCTATCGTCATATAAAAATAAAGTATTTACATTAGAAGGTCAAGGGATACCTACCGTAGATGAAACAGTAGCATTGTCTGATAGGTTTATAAAGCTAAAAGGTAATAACTCTAAATTTTTAGCTAAGAAAGCGTATCAAGCGTTTAATAGTATTTCTAATTATGGTATTGTAGAAGATACTGATGCAAATAATATAAAAGGTAGAAAGAATTTTGAGTATATAAACTCAAACATGGCATACAGAATGACTCTGGTTGATATGTTTGATCCTAATCTGGTTACTGGCAAAACAGTAGAGGTACAGGTAGAAAAAACTTCTGATGGAAATATATCTACTGAGTATAGTGGCGTATGGTTAATCATAGAATCATCTACTGTTATGGATATGGAAGCTGCCCCATATACAAAGATGACGATTGTTAAACCTTCAATTGAGATTGATAAAGATAATCCTTTTATAAATGATTTTCTCTAACGTCCAACTACATTGAAGAAACAGTATGTAGCGAATACGAGTATAAAAACAGCTATGCCAAGTCCTACTAAAAATTCCCACCATTCATAATCCGGCTTCATCTCCTTTTCCTCTATTTGTATTTATTGATTCCTATCGTTGTATCATCATAAGAAAGTAATTTGTTCATGTCGGGTTCAATCAAACGCATTTTGTCTATCATCAAGCCTAAACGATTATCCATCTCTCGTGCTAAAGCTAAGTCTTTATTTTTTTCGAGTGATACTGCAAGAGCTTTTGTTTCAAGTACTGACGCAAAGTTCTTTACTTCAGGTAGTAATCCCTTGAACAGTTCCCATGCACCTTGAGAGTTTTTAAGTTGAACATCTCTCCGAGTTACTTCTGAACGAAGCTTTTTAATTTCTTCTTCATATTGTTCAGCCATCAATTTTTCTTTATTCTCAATGTCTTTCATGTGAGCTTTATTCAACATCTCTTTATCTTTTGAATATTGCTCACGAGTTTTGTTTTCACGTTGAAGATAATGTTCTTCTAATCGGTGCAATTCTACTGCATCGATTTTGCGCTGAGATGATCGTGCTTCTTCACGTATCTGTTGAGCTTCTTTACCAAATATAAATAACTTCATTGTACCCCCGCTATTATACGTAAGATTTCAACTTGCTTTTGAGTATCTTCTACTATTAGTAAACAACGATTTGGACCTGATTTGTATATTCTCCAATATCTGTTTTCTTCTGCAAAGAATATTGATAGTGTTGAACCATTGATAAGATATATCGCTGTAGGCTTGTGTTCAATCTGTCGAGTCCATACACCATTACTTTTGACAATACCCACGATATATGTTGCATGTTTGTAACCACTCTCACCTGTAGTAGACGTAAGCATTGATGTGTATACACCTTGAAATGAATCGGGTATAGCATTCAAAAGCTCTAAGTCATTTTTGTCTTGAGCTAACAGCACTGTAGATAAAAGCAATGTTCCGATTACGATAAACTTTTTCATTTTGAGTTCTCCTTGTTCAATTAACTATAATATAATATTTAATTCTTAAAATTAAAACTTAATTCATTTTGAAAATTGTTACTACTTTTATACTATTGGGATTATACTTAATATGAAAAACTTGAATGATAAGGTATGAACTTTCCTTTGCCTAACGATATCTTTATACCGACATTTAGATTCTCATCAGACACTTCAATGTCGTCGTTATTATTTATGAACAGCGAATTTTCTTTGAATTGTTTAATATATCTTTCCATATAACCTACAGTAATATTATTTTCTTATTCAATTGCTTTGCATATTTAATAGTATTCTCAGTGCCACCTTTTCTGTCAGAAGAAACAAGAGCAATCAAAATATTGCAATACTCGGCAATTTGTTTATTACGCTCATAGTATTTCTTTACATTCTCAAAATAATTCTTATTTTTTTGTAAGTCAGGTAAAAATATCTTAATAGATAAATTTAGTTCAAGAGCTAATTCTTCAGCAAATTTATCAGCACCAACTTTACAGCCACCTGACACTAATTCTGTTACATCAGTAGTTTTCAAGAATGCTTTTATCAATTCTTTATCATTATTAGTGTTTCTTTTTCGAGAACCTACAATTCCAACTTTCATAGCAAACTCCTTGTTTAATTACTGTCACTATATAATATAACAGATTGTTGTCAAGAATTAAAAATTATTTTTCTGTTGTTTTAGCATTACTTGTATGCAGGTACTTACCATCATCAAATGAAAATCATCACCTGTTTCATCATGCTTGCGTAGGTGTAGCTCTATTGTTCGGTATAATTCGTCAATCATCTTCACATTTCCTCTATATTTGCTTTTAGTTTTTTAGTAATTTCTTTTAGTTCTTCAATAACTTTTTGATGTCTAATTAGAAGCGCAGTTGAACTTTCTCTATTGGCTTGAATAGCAGCTTTACGATTAAGATAACCTTGTTCAAAGTCTTTTAAGTAGTTTTCTTCCATGTTTATTAGTACCCGACTGATTAAAAGTAAACTCTATATACCACTTGAACAAGTCTATGATGATGTGATTATGTAATAGAGGTTCATTTGTATAGCATATACCAAGACTAATTTGCTTGAAGTCTATATTACTATATTTACCAAATTGTATGAATGGTACTTTATCTTTCTTCTTCTTTTTCATTTTACATCCTCAATTACAATATTATTCTCTTTCCTATATTGAATCTCTTGTCTATAGAAATTAGTTACATAATTATTTCCAAAATCTCTTTCTGTATTGTAAGTAATACAAGCTTCAACATGTGCATTACTCATTTCAGAAAGTTTTATATAGATACGTTTACCTTCTTTATCAGTAGTACCTCTCATTAAAGCTTCCCTGATAACTTCAAACGGTTCATTGTCATACACATCAAGTACTTCATAATCTTGTGTATTACTTGAACGTCTTATGTAATCATGACCACCATCTGTCATAATGTATGTTTCACCACACTCATGCACTTTGAAATCATGTGTATAGTGTGACTCTAAAATGAATCCACACTTTTTACACCGGATAGCGTTTCTTATAATTTGTCTACTGTTCATTTTGAGTCTCCTTGAAACATTTCTTCAGTCCAATAGAATCTAAACCCATCTTCTTTGATACGATAGCCATTATCTATTATATCGAATATTGTCACTGACTTATCTAACCAAGATTCCATAGCTGATACAAAAATAGTATCACCATACCACATATGCTTTTTCAAGTCACTACGAATTTGTATTACATCACCTGCTTTATATTTCACTTCGTAATCTCCTTCAAATCATCCTGCTCTTGAACAGTAATACAAACATCGTTACTATCTGAGTTGTAGTAAACAGAATAGCCTTGTCTAACTAATGCTACTATAAGTGAATCTGTATAGTTAGAGTCGATGATACCAATTGTGAGTTCGTATCGTTTCATTCTATTATCTCCTAAATATCTTCTTCGACATAATAGTAATTGCTGGCATATCAAAACCTAAGTCTGAATCATACCCATCCTTATACTTAGGGAGAGCATAATATAATCCCGTAGACAAGTCAAGGTAAAAATAATCTATTTTGTTTCTATCTTCAACATCCCACTTATCATCCCATTCTATATGCCATGCTTGATTTAGCTCTTTCATATTGCGATAAATATCTTCTGCTATTTGTGTACCAGAGGTAAATCCTTCACAATTTGAGCAATGCATAAATAGAATAAATCCTTTAGGTTTTATTTCAATTCCTCCCTATGTCTTTTAGCTTCTTCCAATCGTTTTGTCAAGCTATTAATTTCATCATCAATATACTTTTTCTGTCGAGCATTTTCACGTTCAACATCTTCTTTCTGAGTTTTATACCATAGCAAAGCTCTCTCTTTACTTGGACGAAAGCAGCCATAAGATTTTAGTTGTGGTATAATCTCCATATAATCAGATTCATTATACTCATAAGGGTAATAACAAAAAGCTATATAGTCATATTCAGGAAACCTACCTATAAGTTTTTCATAGTGAGTAGTCAAATTATCAATTGATTCTCTAACACTCTTACTTATATGAAATAACTCATCAATATTCCAGAAAGCATCTAAGTCATATTTCTCAGGTTCATATTCATCATAGGGATATTCAATCCAATCAGGATTACGTA